GCCTTGCGCTCAATCGTGCGCCAGACCGGAAGCTCTGCGTCTGAAATAACAACGTGAACGTTGACTGGCTTTTTCTGCCCAAATCTCCACTCTCGCCGGATGGCCTGATAAAATGACTCGTAGCTGTAGCTGATTGAGGCAAAAACCATGTGACTGGCGTGTTGCCAGTTCATCCCAAAGCCGCAGATTGACGGCTTGCTAATGAGAACGCGGGCACGGCCTTCGCTAAAGGCATTCATCCGTTCCTCTTTGTCGTCGATGCTATCGCTTCCTTTGACTTCTACAGCGTCAGGAATCAGCTTTGCCAGCATCGCGCTTTCATCGTTTGACTCGCACCACACAAGGCAAGCCTCGCCGTTGTTTGCCAGTTCAACCGTAAGCTCACACCGCTCTTTGATCGTGAGACGCTTCGTCTTGTGTAAATCCGTCGCGGAGCTTGTGGGCATTGCAAACAGTTCATCAGCTTCGCCAGCCTGAAGCGGTGTATTGACCGCGTGAGTGTGCATCTTGAGCGGTGGCAGATTGTATGCGCCGTCGTCAAAACCCAAGTCGCTAGGCTTTGAAATGCACGCGGCCCAACTTCCAACCCATTCCCAAAAATCAGCCTCGGCGTGACCTTTAACGCGGTAGGCTCCAACCTTTGACGGATCGTTAATGAACCAACGCGCTAGCATCTCAGTCGAAGGCATGACGCCCAGGAACTGAGAGTGATTACCAAGCTCCATGTGATCGTTAGGCGCTGGCGTAGCGGTGCAAGCTAGGCGGTAAGGCGTCTGTGAAAAAGCATCGCACAGTAGCTGCTTCGTCTTACCCATGAAACCCTTCAGGATTGAACTTTCATCAAGCACAACACCCTTGAATCTAGCGCAGTCGAATTTGTCGAGCCGTTCGTAATTCGTGATCGTAACGCGGCTGGAAACGGTGCCGTCTTTTGAATAAACGACTTCCATTCCTAGCCGTTCGCGAGCCTCGCGAACTGTCTGATTAGCCACGGCTAACGGTGCCACAATTAATACCTCGCCGGGAACATGACGCGCCCATTCGCACTGCGTGATCGTCTTGCCGAGTCCGGTATCGAGAAACAACGCAGCGCGGCCCTTGTTAAGCGCAAACTCTGCAACCTGCTTTTGAAACGGGAAAAGCGCGGAATGAATGCCATCGTGCGGAATTGGATGGCTTGCCGGAAGTAGCTTCTTAGAAGCGAGGAAATCAGAATAATTCATAGCAAGAACTCCGGTTGAGCATATGCGGCGCCCAAAAACGCCTTGGCATGTTCATAATACTCTGGCTTTAGTTCGCTACCGATGAACTTGCGGCCCATCTCGACGGCGCAGACGCCTTCGGAGCCGATGCCGGTAAACGGTGAAAACACCACATCGCCAGGATTGCTCCAAAGCTGAATGGAGCGGCGGATGACACCAAGTTGAAGCGGGCAAATGTGCTTTTCGTCTTTGTCAGTGCGGGCGATCTTGAAGTTCAAAACGTCCTGCTGATCAATATCCCACCAGACCGGCTCAGCGTAGCGTCTCCAGATATTAATCGAATCCACCGAGGCAACGGTGTTGCGTGAATACTTGGAAGGGTGATAACAACCCTCTTTACGAGGATCAAGCTCAGCGTCTCCAATGTAGCCTTGAAAACCGCCGCGCGAGATTGGCTTGTCACTTCGGAGGCCTTCGGTTGTAGGCTTGCGCATCACGATGAGGTAATCAGCCATGCCCTGCCGTAGTTGAGATTGATCGGATAAAACGGACTTGTGAAGCAATCCGTTGTTATTCGTGCGTTCGCGCTCCGTGACCGGGCATTTCCAGATTGTAACGCGGGAATGGAAATTCCATCCAGCCTCCTCATGCGCCCGAATAATCGCGCCGGGAAAGTCGCGAAGCCCTGCGTAGCCATCGCTGCCAAAGTAAGCAGGAAGGTCTTTGCAATGCACGACGGTCAATCTGCCGGGAACTGTGACGCGGAGCTTTTCACGAATAAGGAATTTGTATTGCTCAAAGAACTCCTCTTGATTCGCGCAGTTCCCCATGTCGGCAACTGAGTCGCTGTAAATGTATAGATTGGCGAACGGTGGCGAATAGACGCTAAGGTCAATCGAGTTATCAGGAAGCGAAGAGCAAAGCTCCACGCAGTCAGCGTTGCATAGTGTCCAGCCTTCGCCGGACGATTGGTCTAGTATGTTCATTGTAATGATGTGTGATGATGGGGTGATTTGCTACTCTAATGCGGAGACTTCGACAACCTCAAAAACAGGTTTTCCCGTTTCCGTAATGCCATCTAGCACTTGCGCTGCCATGTGCTCTAATGCCTTGCCTTTGGCTTTAGTGGCGTCTTTTAGCGCCTCGTTAAGCCCTTTCATGCTAAGGCTGCACTTAGCGGTGAAAGCCTCAGGAGTGACGCCGTGTGCGGCAGCGCGTTCGTATGCCGTTGCCACGTTGGTAATTTTGCGACGGCCTGATTTTTCGCGGAGCGCACGCCCAGGTATCTCGCCATCGCCAACGCGCTTTTTATAAACGGCACTAAATGAAGCGATGAAGCCACCCATCAAGGGAATTACATCCTCGGCTACACGCTTCATTTTCTCGGGCGACATCTGCTCAAAGCGAAACGACATCTCAGCGAATCGAGCCTTTGAATCAGCGGGCAATGTTTCGGCTTGAACTACGTCAAGAGCGTTGATGTTATGCGACGTGTAAATTTCGCAGTTGAATCGAGCGCGGCAGTATTTGCACCAATCTCCCGCCTTGCGGTCATCTGGCGCGGCGTTGCGCTCCTCATCCAAGATCATGTTGAGTGTGGACGCTGCCAGTTGAAGCCCTCCGAATCCGTAATCCGCCACGGTAGGCTTGCCCTTCCAAGGCTGAACCAGTGCCACGCGGAGGGACGTCAGCTTGTGACGCTTTGCCACTAGGACGGCGAGGCCCATGAGCTGCGGGTTCTCGATGGCGCTCTTATGCTTCCCATGCAGCGCCTTGAAGTCGATCAAAAGCCCGCGCTCGCCTTGGACGTATAGCCGGTCAAACTGGCCGGTCAAAATGACGTTGGCTTTAGTTTCACGAACAGGAATAGATGCACCAATGTCAGTTAGCCCGTAACGCTGCTCGCTGTATCCAAGCGGCACTTCTCCGGGCTCCTGCCACTCGGCAAGCAACTTTTGCGCGTCACGCTCGCACATCTCCGCCGTCTGTGCCGCTGTGTAGCTCACATCGTCGGCGCTTACATCGTCGGATAAAACGGCGTGAACGTCCTGCCCTGCCTCTGCGTCTTTCGTGTCCTCTGGCACGTCACCGGCTGCTAATTCGGCTTTGTGACTCGCGGGACACTCCATGATGCGGTGCAGCTTCGACGCGCTCGGGACGTGTGAGAAGGGATTGTTGTATGTCGTGCTCACTGGTTACCTCCTTTCGCTTTGGTCAGGGCTGCGCGACGCAAATCGGCGGCATGGTTGAGTTTGAGACGAGTGGTTTCGGAAAAGAAAGGGTCACCCGGATCATTGCTGGCAATCCATTGCTCAGCCTTCTCTTGTTCCTGCAAAGCCTCCAGAAGATCAGCGTTGTCACGCTCTATTTCTTTACACAACCTCACCCAAATAAAGGGTGCGTTTTCCTCTTCGACCACTCCGTCGCGGTCTAATAAACGCTCAAGCAAAGCGCATGTTTTGGGTGTCTTGCTCATCTTACTTGCCCTCCTTTCTAATCGCAGCCTCAATGCCTGCCCAAAGTTCAAGCGCAGATTTGAGCGTGTCCTCGTCGGTCAATTCCAGTGGCGTGAATTCCTCGCCGCCGATGCCTGATTCCTGAAGTTTCCCCAGCACGTCCGACCATTTGAGTCGTGCTGATGACAACCTTTCCGCCACTTGATCGACCAACGGCACAGCTTCGACCTCAAAGAGCGAGGATTCTGCCGCCTCGTTTTGTGTGGCCTGTTCTCCATCCCGACGAGGATTCTGAACAGGTGAGGCGGCAGTCTGCACCGAAGGTGCGAGAGTCTTGAAAAGTGGGGACGTCTCGGCTTTGGGTGGCGTCATATCCACACGAAAAGCCTCGTCAATGGTCGTGTGACCGTCCTTGATGGCGGTATGAAGCCCAAAGAGGGTTTCGAGGTCGGCAAGGTCGATTTCTTCCAGCGACTTTTTGCCAAGAACAGGTAAGATTTTATCGAGCTTAACGCCCATTTTGCCGAAAGCCGCAATAGCCCTTTCTCGGCGTTCGCTCAGCGTCTTGGCGTCACCAATGGCAACCGCCTTTGCCTGCTCATAAACCGGCTTAATAAGTGCGCCGGGGACAACCTTAAACACGCAATCACGAAAAGCGATGGCGCTGCCTGCATTGCAAGCAAGGTTAATGTCGTCCTCGTCGATCGCTCCGGCTTTGGATTTCTTGCCAACAATGCGACGGCGCTTTTCAATGGTAACGCAGGTGTTCTTTTCAAGGTCATGGCAAACGGCCTGCAAAACAACGTGAGGAGCTTCGCCAGTGCTCACGGTTTCAATGACGCGAACTCCGGCCCGAAGATTGCCATAGCAAGCAACGGCAATTTCAGCAAGGCGAACGGATGGCCCTTGGATGTTTTTACCGCCGCGAGGGAGTGAGTAAAAGCAGCTCTCCGCCGTTTCTTGGTCGAGAGTGGCAAAGGATAGCATATCCTTTTTGACCTGCCCAATACTGCGCGGGAAGCGTTTAGCAGTAGATATTTGAGTATCAACCTCAGCCCGCGTAATGGACTCAATGGCGTTAATTGCTGTTGTTTCAATGGTTGCTAGTTGTGTGCTCATAGTGGTGATGATGTTTGTCTTTGGTTACGGAGTCATGAGAAACTCCATGAGTTTCCAGCCAATGATTAGGCCAGTAGCGGCGAGAAGCGCCATGTCGATGATGAAATCAAGCGTCTTCATTGGCGGTGAGGATAGCAATGGCTATGCAAACAATCTCCATAGGGGTTGAAGATGATATAGAAAACAACATTTCATGTTCGTCGCTGTCATTGTAAATGGCTATGCCGGGACGCTCGCCACCAACTGGAAAATTAGTGTAACGGTCAACAATAACCCAAGACTCTTTATAGAATCGGAACTCCAAACGATAACCGCCTTCAATGGCGCTTGGGTTAAGCAATTCAAAGCCAAAGTCATGCAGGCATTTGAAAATGCGGACAAATCTTTCTCGCGTTATTTCGCGGGTAAGCCTCCCTAATGTCAGGCTATCAAGCCAAGGTGTAAAATCGTGTTTCATAGTGTGATGGCGATGATAAAAAAAATGACGTGAATAATGGCGGTGATGATAACGGATTTCATACTTTCTCCCCCTTCCGATAGCGAATAGGGTTAACTGCTTTGGCCTGCTTGCGAGCTAGCAGGGAGGCAAGGCCGGTAATGATGGCAAGGTCTGCCATTTGCTGAAGTGGAAGGCAACGCTGGCCTGCCGTGATGCGTAGTTGCTGGTGCAACGTATCGCTTATTTTTAATGTTTTGGTGGTCATAGGGTTAAGCTTGTCGAATAGTTTTCACCAAAGATTCCACGGCGTTTGCCATAGTTGTTGGAGCGTAACCGTCAAAGTATGGCGCTAGGGCTTGGGCAATGCCCACAGCTTTATCTATTTCGGGAGGAAACTCGCACGGCGGCAAAAAGTGTTTTTGCAAACGACCAATAACATCGAAAATTGGCCATTTAATCAAAATAGCGCATTGATTGCCTCGCAATGTAATGACTGTTTGGTTTGAATCGTAAGAGTCGGGGCTGATAGCGGCGATTTCTTCCGGGTTTATATAAATGCTGTCTAATGGAACAAGCGTTAGCATTTTCATAGTGATGATGCGTGTAGGATGCGTGTAGGATGCGGCCCCCGTTGGAATAGCTAGCGAGTAGCGACACCGTATGCCGATGCATAGCGTTCGGCGATAGCCTTGAAACGCATGATGTCATTGCCGGTATTGGCGGCACGGCATAGGATGTGGCGGAATGCCAGCATGGCGCTAGCGAAAGGATCGGAAGTGTAAGTATTTCCAGGCCGCTCAAAGGTAATGACTTGGAATCCTTTGGAGGTTTTCCAGATCTGAATTGATCCCGCTTTGTATTCAGCCAAAAGAGACTTTGCACGTTTACGGGCTGACTTGGTGTAAGGAGTGAGTTGCATGGTGATGATGTCGTGATGACGCTGCACAAATACCCGCTGTGTAAAAATACACAAGTGGAAAGTTAATTTATTTTTAGCCGTGCATTTCCTGCCACAGCTTCAATATCTCTGTGAGCGTGGGCTTTTCGTCTCCGTGTAGGTTGGTTCTACACGCGCAAGATGGATGCTCGCAGCCTATCGAGAGGCATCCCGGCTCGTAGCTTATGCAAGGCTTGGCATCCTTGCGCCGTCTGCACTTGGCGGTGGCGTTGAAATGTGAGGCGATACGCTCAAAGTCAGTCATTTATCCATCTCCTCCATGGCTCGCTTCAAATAAACCGCCTTATCAAGCGTCTCCTCGTATGCGTGCTGAAGCCATTGCCGCAACGTCAGCGGGTTTGATTCCACGGTCACGCCATACTTGGCAATGCCCTTTTGTTGCCGCTCTGCGATGTCTTGGCAGACTCGTTGCTCTGTGCCGGATGGTGTCATAAATCATCTAAACAGACTGACTTTTGTTTGATGCGTTTTTTAGCTTTAGCGTTGCACACTGGGCACTTTCCTGTTGTGCCAACCATTGCGGCATCGCAAGTCTCGCACCAATGAAGTCCACGCTTTCCCATCATCGATCGGAATCTATTAGTCATGGTTGGTGATTTCCAAATTTTCATATCAGCTTATTCACGTCGTAGTTTAGCAGCGGCAATAAATCGCGAAGCTCTGCAAGCGTCTTGCCAAACGTTATTTGAAAATGTGGATTTTCCGTAAAGGTTTTCCAGTTGCCAGCCCATTCGATGCCGTGCGCTGCCGCTAGTTTGCCAATCTCCGCATAAAGTTTGTCAGCTTCAACGGGCTTGGATTCGTCCAGATAGACACCGTTTTTGAACAGTCCAAGGTCAATGGCGAGCCCGTAGTTGTGCCAGCTTGAACCGGGACGCGCCTTCGTGACGATCCTCCCCAGCTTAGTTCTGCCTTGCGCAAACAAAGCGGCCTGCGCTGCCCATGATCGAAGGCCGGAGATAACTTCAACCGTAACGCCCTTGGAAGCCATTACCTTTTCAACCTCTGCAAGGAACGGCTCAAACTTGGCAAGCGCCTTCTTGTTCAGACTGCCGAGGTTTTCAATTGTGCGCTTTGTTCTCATGATGATTCGCAGCCTGCCACCGCTAACAAGCGTTTCAACTTTTTACTTGCGCAATTTGCGACGCGGTAGAAAATGACACGGGCATAAGCCCTCATCACCATCATCACACTATGAAAACACACAACATCAACGACGCACAGTTGCAAACCGCCATTGACGAGGCTTGCCAAGAAGTAGCTAACGGACCGCACCGACCAATATGCGCAGAACTCTCTCTAAAAGATGTAAATACGTCTGATTGGAGTAACGAGTCTCTCGCCCGCCGCGCCCTAGCCAAGGCGTTCCTCGCTCGCCTGCCAGAGCCCACGCCGCCAGTTGTGGACGGCAAGACGCCATCAATCAACGATCTTCAAGACATCTATTTTGCCAACGCCAGCATGGGCTATGCCGAGTTGCCGCACGATCACGCCGAGGCTTTGCAGGCTGTCGCAGAGGCCGTGACTGAAGCCGCGATTGCGCGGATGGAGGCGGTGGACGTTTGGAGTGTGTACAAGCATTATCCAAGCCCATTTACCGAAGATTCTTTAGGAGGCGTTCGCGCCCGCCTCATCGCCGCCGCCAGAGGGCAGGGCGAGGCAGTAAGCCAGCCCGCCACCTTCGAGGCCCACGGCCAAACGTGGACTCGCCACACGCCGGGAGATCCGATGCCGTGCGATGCATGGCAGCCCGCAGTCGGCGATGTGGTTACGCTCAAAAGTGGAGGGCCGAAGATGGCCGTATGTCAGATCCAAGGCACTGTCTGCAAGTGCCAGTGGTTCAAAGACGACGTTGCCGACGTGGAATGCTTTGAAATCGCAACCCTTCAACCCGCCTGAACATGACACCCGACGAACAACGAATCGCCATCGCGCAGGCTTGCGGGTGGAAAGGCATTAGCTTTGAGTATCTCACCGGCTACGCGCCATGGCGTCCGACGCCTTACAGTGAGCGCGTGATGGGCGACTTGGACAGCATACCAATCGACCCACTTCCCGACTACCTCAACGACCTCAACGCCATGCACGAGGCAGAGAAGGTGCTGACATGGCAACATCATCTAACTTTCCGTGAACAACTTTGGGACTTGGTGATTACTCTTGGTCCAGAAGACACTTGGGGTAGGCAATTTATTTCTGCCACTGCCGCGCAACGCGCCGAAGCCTTTCTCCGCACCCTCAACCTTTGGAAATAATGCAAACCTACCCTTACCCAACGCCAGAGGGCATTATCGACCTCGTGCGCAAAACTGAATTTGACCGGCTCAAGTGGGAGCTGGAGGAAACTAAAACAGAACTCAAGAACGCCAACCGTGGAGCAGAGCGCAACGCCAAAGCCAACTGGGAATTGGCGGGGCATGTCAATGAGGCCCGCGCAAAGCTAGCCAAGTGGCAAACGCTGGCTGGGCATCTGGCGGAGGCGCTGAAGGACTGCAAAAATAGGGCGATGGACAAAAGCATTGAAACACACGCCGATGACTACGCCAAAGGATGCCTTGACGAGATATGGGAATGGTCAGAATCCGCCCTTGCCGCCTACGAGTCCGTCGCTAAGGATCACGCCGTTCGAGACAATGCCAGCACTGCCACAATACGATGACAGACCATATCAGCACGGTTAAAGCTAGAAAGATAATGCCGGGAATCATGATTCGTGTTTACGGAACATTAAAAAAAACGGGCATTCTTTTTGCTGGCATTGCTTAACCATTTCGAGCTTGGCTCCTTTGTCCGCCGCGTCTTTCACCAACTCTTGAATTTTAGCCTGTAACTCGACGACTGTTCTTTCAGCGGAAATAAGTCTTTCGTAAAGAGCTTTGACCGCCCACGAAAGGCAGCCGGAAACTACAGTAAGAGCGGAAAGGAGGGCAGCTTCAAGGGTCATGCCGGTGTTTCGTCTAGTATCTTTGCCGCTGCAAATAATGCGTCAATTTCTGCGTTTGTCGCTGAAATCATTTGGGCAAATTGCGCAACCACCGGATGCGACCTAGAAACCGTGTTAGAATGATTCCAATAAATGCGAGCATCTCGCTTATCTTTGCCTTCTGGCATTGAGGCAATGGCCGCAGAGATTGCCATCGTTTGCGCAAGCGTCATGCTAAGCTGAAGACTGCGCATCGTAACGACCGGCGGAGGGTTTGACACTTCTTCCCATTTAGCTTCCAGTTCTGCCAACGTTGGTTTTGGTGTGTTAGATAACCACGTCAGTCCATCATAGGTGTCACCATCCAGACTCCATTTGGACTCCGGATAGCCTAGCACTAATGTTTTTGCGATGTCCATTATGGCGTAAATTCAGTGAGGGTTAGATTTGAGCTGCCGAAAGTGGTGTAGTCAGCGTTTGGCACGTCTGCCGGTCGGTTAATGTAGGCAGCTCCGGTGCTGCCGCTCAGCATGATGAACTCGACGGCGTAAGTATGTGGCCCCGTGGTGCCTGGAGAATCATCAAACTTGGCGCTTAACGTCACCATTGCATTGATTGCACCTACAATTGTCGAAGCTGCCACGTTTGTCTGAGCGCCTGTTGCAGCCGTTGACACACCGATCGCCGACCCGCCTCTTGTAAAACGAATAGCTACCACGTTACTAGAGCCGGAGGAGCACTGGATCGTAGCCTCTAGCCGTATCTTATTTGACGCGCTAGCTAACGTTCGCGTAATAGACAGCCCTGTAATTGCCGTCCAAGTTTCCGCGCCGAGTGATTGAGTGTCAGTTTTTTGAACTGAAGTTGTGTAAACTATTGGTCCACTGCTGCCGCCTCCCGTGCCATTGCTAGCCGCTGTGACCAGCCCCTTAGCGTTGACGGTAATGTTGGCATTAGTAAAGCTGCCAACGTTGGAGTTTACCGTTGCCAACGTAAGCGCGGTTGCCCCCGTGGCGTCGCCGGTATGAGTGGCGTTCGCTTGCGCTGCCGTGGCGTAAAGCGTATCAAAATACGTTTTTAGCGTGGCCTTGATATTGGCCCAAGTGACTTTCTTCAGCACGTTTGATGCCTCGCTGTCGATCAACGGTGACGTGTCTGCATCCGCTGGCGTTGTCTTAGCCGTTGCTCCGTGGATGGCCGTTGCCGTAACGTCTGCGCCTGAACTAATGCCATCCAATTTAGACGCATACGTTGAAGTCATTAACCCATTCTGGCCGGAGGTTGCCGACTGAATAGCGTCAGCCCCTCCGGTAATGTGTGAGCTTGCGTGTGCCGTAGGCGTTCGTGCATCGCTAAATCTGGAGTCATTGCCAGCCGCCACCGTGCCGACCGTAGTGCCTACGTTAAGACTTGCGGCCCCGCCCAAGTCCCCCGGTTGCACGGCGCTATCGGCAAGCGCCCCTTGTGCCGCCGTGGCAAAGTCACCCGTGGCATTATTAGCAGCGGTGCCTAGTGCGTTCACTGCACCGATTACCGAGTTTAACTTTGTTCTGACTGACGAACCTGATTCGCCGTTTGCAATGGTGGAGATGGGCATAGTTAATCGATCCAAGTTTCTGAGTCTATCCAAACGCCTACATCGTCCCAAGCTCCAGCCGCCAGAATCCACGATCCGGGAGGCGGAGGAGGCGCGCTAGATTGGGGTGCCGGAAGGCCAAGTCTGAGGGATAAAACGTTCATCATATTCCGGGGAGGATAACGCTTGCTTCATTGCTTACCGGCCCATCGCCTGCGTCGTTGTAAGGTGTGACGCGGTAATAATAAGTTTCGCCGGTGGCCCCGCCTTGCAAGTTGTTGGTTGTTTGCGAACTGGTTGTCAGCAGTTCAATCCAAGAACCTGCGTCTATTTTTACCTCGACTCGATAACCGAAACCCGCGCTGCTCGTTTTGTTGCTATCAGACCACTCTAATTCCGCTGTAAATGATCCTACATCAGCAGTCACGGAGAGAACCGGCGCAACCGTCGGAGGCGTTAGAACGCCGTCAGCCGTAGCCGACTGCATGACTAAGCCTAGACGCACGCCATTCATTATTCAGTCCAGAGGATGACGGTGCCGGATGTGAGCTGCATTTCACTGCCGCGAATCGGGTAATAGCCCACTGGCAACGTCACGCCGCTAAGCCCCGCTTCGTCGCCGTCGTAGGCGTTGTTTTCCGGCCCGACTCCATCAGGGGAAGCTATGGCGTTAATCACGGCCTCAGACACAACCGTGAAGCCGTAGTAGTTGTAAACAACGTTGCTGGTGCCAGCGTTGACCTTGTAGCCTTTGGAAGAGTGTTCGCGGTTTAAACTCATGGATCATATATCATTCTGACTGGCAAAATCGCAACAAATAAAAATTGACGGAATTTGAGCAAGGGGGAGAATCCGGCGAGCAAATAACCGGATAGCCTTTCTAACGTTTCCGAGCATCCAGCGCCAGACGAGGCACGCGCCATGCTTTGCTTATCATCACCATCATCACATTATGAATACAAGACCAACGCCGGAGACGGCTGCCGCTATTTACACAGCAACATTTGGCACAGTAAAGCATACGGCTGTCCATCCAAATGTTGCCATCAAACTTGAACGCGAGCGAGACGAGGCGCGGGAAGAAATTGCCGCGATGCGCGAGGCTATCATGGAGGCGCATGAGGCGCTTGAAGGCTGCCAAGAGGACACATGCGAGCTGATAGCCGAGCGCGATTGGTGGAAAAACGAACCTCGCTGTGGGTATTCTGCGCGATGGGCAGAAATGAATGTTCGCTTTGCTAAAGCTGTCGCCGCCCTCGCCAAACTCAAGCCCTTCCTGCCATGACCCTAGACCCTGCCGATTACGATCCACGGCCTGCGGATGATTTGTGGGCTGGAATTCACGTTGCGACCGCATTCAAGTCAAAAGACCACGTTGCGCTAACGTCTTTAATACGTGGCGATCAGCAGCGAAACAATCCGTTTGCTGCTTGCCACCAACTCGGCTGCAAATTCTCAGAACTCCCGCACGGCTAAACTATCATCACTATGAACAAAAACACCCCATCTTGGAACGAGGTTTGCATCGCAAAGAACAAAGTCCTCAAATCATACAGAGCATTGATCGACTCCATTAAAGATCTCGGAGATTTAATTCAATACTCTGACTCGTGGCTTGCCGCTCGCATCTTGCCATACAAAAAATTTGACCGGCTTAAAACCGCTCACATCCGCGCCTTTTTTAAATCCACTGAACAAGAAATGAAAAACAGGCTTGTTGAGTTGGAAAAGCGCAGTGAAGCGCAAGCAAAGAAAAAACAACTTATGGAGCAGTTCAGTTTGAGCGAAGAAGACGTGATTAAATTGATTGAGACGCTGAAAAATCCGTGACCTTCCAGGCCCTAATCCTCAACGCCAAAAAGCAGACAATTGCTAGCGCCTCGTTTCCGACATGGAGCGAGGCAGCTAAGTTTCTGCGCGAGGATCAAACGCCGGGGAGGAAGTATTCGAGTATTGTTATTCTTCCTCCGCCAAAGTTTGCAGAATCTTAGCAAAGTCGAATCCGAGATGTGAAATCCCTGCGATTCCGGCGGCAGTATCGTTAAAATAGCCAGCGGCAGAAAGCGCGTTCTCCATGTCTCGCATTGTCACTTCGTCCAAATCATCCTCCATCGCCTTAGTTGCGATCTTTTCCACGGCACCTGCGGACCATTTGAAGCCGGAGAATAAGCCCGGGTCACCCATGAGTTCAGAAACGCCCGGGATACCGTGAAGCGGACCCGCCAGCGTTGCTTTTGTCAGCCGTTCCGCGCTCCACATTTTTTCATCGTCATCGCCTTTCGCTTCGCGCCAGAGGTTTTTGATAACCTGAGTAACGAGGCCGCCGACGATGAAAGTAAGAAACGCCACCTTTGCGGCCTGAGTCGGGTCACTCTTGGCTTTGTATGCAGCCCATGCGGCAAGAGTAATTTTTTGACGAGCTTCTGAAGCAAATGAAAATCCACCTCTAGCCCAAATCGGCAACGTGTTTTCAAAGATTGATTTTGTGCCAGAGCGGACAGGTTGCGCCACGGCTTCAGTATCCCTCTCCGCCTCTTTCTGCGCGAATGATTCCAACTCCGCGCCTTGCAAGCCTAGCGCCGGACCCGTGACAGTGCGGTGATAGTCGAGAAGCATGGCATAAGTTCCACCCGTGAACAAAGCGTCAGCGCCAGAAAGTAGATTGCCCAAAAATCTAGGCGTAGTAGATGAGAAAAAGTTTGGCCTTTTAGTGTCTCCAACATCTGCCAGTGCTTGCTGGACAATAGGCGGGGCAGACTTGTATCTGCGTTGCATGAAAGGCGATTTGATAGCGTCAATGTAATCAAGATTGCCAGACATTAACATTCCAAAACGCTTTATATACGATCCGACCGGCATCTTAACAGATGCAGCAGCAAGCTGAACTGATTGAATGAGTAAAGTTGGCACCTTGCCAAACAACGCAATGCGCGCCGTTCTTGATGCTAACCGATTGTAAGTATTTGAAATCTCAAGCCCTGCCTGAGCATCACGGCTGCCTCCTTGCGCGAATTGGTCCACCCACTTTTTCAAGACTGCTACGGCCTGCTTACTACCCTTTGACTCGACGGCGTTTGTAACCTCGCGGTTAAGCAATATGGCCTGCGCGTCCATAGCGAAATCGTAATAGGCTTTCCAGTGCTCCATCTGGCGCGAATGGCCGAGGAAGATTTGAACAGCATCCTCAAAGCGAGGCTCTGCCACGGCTCGTTTGTTTCGAGTGCGCAGTCCTCCCGGCGTCAAGATTGAGCCTTTAACAATAAAGCCGGAGACAGGATCAACCATCTCGCCCGCGTCTGCCTGCATTGGCTGGACGGTAAGCGGAGAGTAAAGCGGATTCTTTGGCAGGTTGACGCCGTGACGCTGGCGGTAAAGAGCGTTTAAGGCCGGATATTCCTCGGAGTAAAGCTGTTCGAGGAACGCTTTCACCTGATAGGCTTCTGGCGTCATCTTGCTTTCCAAATCTTTCACCCATTCCTCGCCGTAGTGCCACGATCCAACAGGCTTTCCAGATTCGTCTAGCTGCCCTTCCATGTGGCGCCGACCGTCTTCCTGCTGCCACATAAGGAGCGCCTGAATGCCCTGAAGCTGTGAGATAGTGCGCTCATTGTCACCCGTGCCCACGGTTAGCGTAGGCTGTGCTAAATCAAAGCGTAACTGCTCACCAGCAAGACGACCGCCCGCAAGTTCTGCGAAGAAATCACCGATACGATCACCAAACGCCTGCATAGCATCCTCGTAAGCGTATGCCGCTGCACGTTCCTGATCTTCCAGCCTGCGAGCCTCGGCGCTCTTTTCTCCAAACTCAAAGCGCAAAAGCTCTGAAAAGCTGGAGATATTAAGCAGCATTGAGAAAGGTTTGCCAAACGTCGTCTTTGCCCATTCGTTCTGATTGTCTCGCTCTTTGCCAATCGACGGCTTGCCGGTGTCAGCAACCAAAGATTTACGCGCTTCCTCTCGACGCTCGCGCTCCATGATCTTCTTGAGCTTCCACTTGGCCCATCCTTCCGACGCGGTTGCTTCTAAAGCGTCCGCCGCAGATTCTAATCTTGCTGCGTCTGCGTTTTTGTAGTCGGCAAATAGCTGGATGAGTTCGCGTTTACGTTCGAGGTAGGTTTCCCGCTCATCGCTAAGACCTTCCTCAGCCAGCATAGAATCAATCGCAGACACCTCTGCGCGCATCCTGATCTCATCGTAGCCCATCGCTTCCGATGCGGCGTCGACAAGCTCTTGCGCGTCCGGTTCAAGCTGTCCAACCGGCTTCTTGCCAGCTTCCTTTTTTGGTGCGTAGCGTTTGAAAAGCTTCTTAATCTTAGCGCGGTAAAGCTTCACGCCTTCCTTTTCTAAAACCTGGTCAATGATCTCGACCCTCTTCAGTATTTCCTTCTCCCTCGCAGCGTCCGTGTTTGCTTTCGCTAGCTGATACATGCCGCCAACCTTGCCGCGAATCTCTGGCGGGAAAATTGACAAGATGGCATCGAGCGTGCGCAAGGCTGCTAGTTGTTTGTCTTTTGGCGTCGGAACTTTGGCTTCAGCCTTTGCCGCCCATTCGTTAGCTTCCTTCGTGGCTTGCGCGAGTGCATCGACCTCAACTTGACGAACGGCAGCACGCGCTTTCTGAAATGCTTCGTTGGCCGTGCGTGTGGAGTAGATGGCAGAGCGGAGGGCATCCCAGAGGGTATCAGCATATCCATCCTTTAAATGCCCCATATCGCTTAACTCCTGCGCGATTTCATAAGGCATACTGCCGCCGCTTTTGGCATACCATGAAGGAGGAAGTCTGGGGGCGCCGTCGTAATCACCAGCGCTTCCAACGCCGTCAGTTTTAAGCTTGCCAAGCCGTTGCGCGGTAGATTTTGACATGATCTTTCCAACCTTAGAAAGCATGTCTTTCACAATCGGCACGTCTTCCAGAGATGACACGCCAGAATAATACGCGGCCAGCGTTTCGGGCGACAATGCCAACATGCCCTGATCAATAAGCTCGCGCTGCCGTGACCGTAACCTGAACTTGCGCTCAGCTTCAATATTTGCCTTTGTGCGGTCGTTCTCCGCCATCGTATCCATGCCTTGACGTTGTGACACGACGCCGCGCTTGTTAACACGCATAGGCCCGTCCTGCCGGATTGCCTGCGCTTTTTCCGTGGCAAGCTTTAGCAACCTCTCCCTGAACTCTGGATTCCTGCGCTGCGCCTCCAGTGCCGCTTCAAGAACTGAGGCCATCGAGCGGGAGGAGAAGCGGATGTCTTGCATGGCTTCAATATCCTGCGAGTCAAACCAGTTCCTCTGCTCCTCGTCAGCCAACGGCGTCGGGATGCCCAGCTCCTTGACCTTCGCCAGCGTTTCCTCGCGGGTCAGGAAGTCGCCATCGACAACAAAGCCTTGTTTGACGCCGTGCTCCTTAAGCCATTCGTTTGTCAGTATCTCGCCCGCTTTCTCGCGCGCCGCTTCCATGTCATCGCGTTGATAGGCTGGCATCTGGCGGACGATGTAATCTAGCGTGGCGTCGTAGTGGCTGCCGGTAGTCGTGTGAATCTTGCCGTCGACTTCGATGGCGGTTTTGATGGATGGTTTGCCCCCTTTGCGATTCATCGAAAACGGCATGTTGCCATCTTCGAGTAGCTGCTTCGCCTCCTGCTGTGTCTGAAGGTCGTATCTGCTTTGTGCGTCCGTTCCAAGGAGATTATCAAGGAAAGCGTCAAAGTCCTCGCCAAGCTTGCCCTCCTGCCTCGCGGCCTGCACCTGGCGGGCGATGCGTAGCATATTCCCAAGGGTTTCTTTCCATCCTTGGAGGAACAGCTTGAACCGTGCAAGATTGCCGCCTTTGCGAGCCGTTGCGCGCTCCTCTTTTGTTTTTCCAAGGAATGCGTTTTTGTCTGCGCGGAGTCGTGCTGAAATACCCTGAGCGATCAAACCCGGAGTGAACCGAGTGCCGCTCTTTCTGCGTCCAATCGTGTCGGCAACAGCTAACTCTGCAACAGCCTCTTCAAGAACCCTATCGTCAATTTCCGCGTCATTCTCGCTCGGGAGGAACTTGATGGGTTTGCCTGCTTTATCCGTTTTGCCTTCAAGCGCACGCTCGGCAGCACGCACCCATTCGAGCGCCATTTCGCGGGTATAAGTGCCGTTCGCCATGCCTCGACGGACGCGGTTGTGAACTGTTTCATGGATGGCTGTTTCTACACCGCCCGTCGCAAAGGTGCGCGATACCATTGTCCGCACTTGATCCCAATACTCAGCGCGGGAGAAACCGTTAATCGTGCTGGAATCAATCTGCGCTTGTTGCTCGCTAACGCCGTCAGCTTTCGCGGCAGTCATCGCGCCTTGCATCATTTGATCGTAGGAGACGATTCCCTCTTGAACGATGGATTGCGCGGTTTGTTTACGCAGTGAGACAACCGCGCCTTCAGCTTGCGTGCCTCGGGTTGCCATAAGTTCATCGAAGATTTGAACGGTCGCTTCCGCTGCAATGCGCTGGTTTTCTTCAAGCGTGGAATAGGCTACGTTCAAAGCGTCAGCCCGCTTGTCAGTCTCGATTAGGATGTTGCCCTCGCGGTCGATCACGCGATACTTGCCCGTCTGCGGGTTAATCATCACGTCGGGCAGTTCGCCACGACGCGCCAGTTCCTCCTCAATTGCAAGGGCTCGCGTTTCCTCCTCTTTGTTTTGAGCAATCACCTCTTGAACTGCAACAGCTTGCGCGGCCCTAGCTTCCTCAACACGAACGGCAGCTTGTCCCGCCACCTCTGACACGGCCTTGCCCTTGGCGTTGACCTTTGCCCAATCGGCTCGCATGAGATTTTCAGCCTTTGCCCAATCGCCAGAATTAGCAGCGGCAGCAATCTCGGCGGATGCTTCCGGGCTGTATCCTGAGGCGGTTAAATGCTGCGGAGACGTCGCCAGCATTCGCCCCGTGGCGAAGTCCGATAGCTGTCCAGTGCCAGCGCCCACGATGGCAAGCGGGAGGATCGTCAAAATCATCTCCGGCAGGTTCTCGCCAAATTGGTCGAAATAGCCTTGCCAGTCTGCACCTGGAATATCCGATTTGAGCGCGTCAATTATTTGCTTTTTAGATTCGCCAGTAATCCATCCTTTAAATTCCATCATGCCGCCTTCAACCGTGCGCATTGTGTCTTGCACAGCTAGTGGCGTCACGCCTTGAACAAACTCCTCGCCAGTTTCGACGGCAGTCCCAACGGCTAACCTTTGCCCTGCTTGTTTTGCAATGCTGCTTGCAATAAACGCAGGGGCGGTGAAAGACCTTTTGAGTGATGGCAGCTTGCCGAATAGCAGCCGATCTGACACAACCTCCGTCAAAGCCTGAAACGGCGCGGAAATGGTGGCGATGCTTTGCGCGGCCTCGCGGGTCATCGTCGGATTCGTTGACCGTAGCTCGTTGAACGTTTCACGCTGGAAGTTGCCAATTAAGGCCGCGGGCCCAGCATACGGGATAAACGCGGCCATCGTCATCGGCACGGACTCGATAGCGCCGGAGATGTTCATACCCAAGAATCGAACCGTCTCAATGGGCGCAAGCTTGCCGTTTGCCACGTCTCGAATCTGATCACGGAGTTCGCGGAAGTCCTCGACCTCCTTTTGCCTCGCCTCGCGATTTGCCTTTTCCTCTGGCGTTTCAGGTTCTAGCGGAATCTCGGAAACATTGCCCGCTGGCGTTAGCATTTCTTGAATACCCGTCCCAGATTTGGACAGGAAACGCTCGATTGAGCGGCCCCATGTTAGCGCAATGTTTGAAATGCCTCCTTGATCGATGACGTCGGGAGCTTGGCTTGCTAGTGCCTCGATGACAAACGGGCGGTCGTCTTTCGGAACCTTTAGGAGTTCCCTTGCCATCGCATCAAAGTTCGCGGCGTCCTCTCCGTTGGTGGCAAGTGCTGCCACGGTGTTGATGGTCTGGCGGTATGGCTCGATCTTGGCGCGGTAGCCATCATGGATTTGCTTTGCCATGCCCAAGTATTGAATCTCGCGGCCCGTGGGCATTTTGCCTTGTTCCTGAATTTGTCGGAACTTACCAAGCCACGATTCACCACGGGCAGCGGAAATCTTGGCAGCGTTTAGGAGATCATCTTGCGCCTGATAATCGGCAGCGATCAGCCCAAAAAGCTCCTCGTCTGACACGTTCGCGGCTGCTCGATTTTTGAAGTAACCGCGTGCAATGCCGTCTTTGATTCCCTGCCATTCCGGCGATGCATGATTCACACGCCTGCCCATTCGTGAGCCTGCCCAGCCTGCCACGGCAGAACGCATGAGGAATGATGGCGCATCTTCCACGACTCCGCCGACGCCATCTAATCTAGCCGTCGCCTCTCCAAAGTCTTTTTTGAGGAATGCGTTTCTCAGTCGGCGGTCACGTTCGATGGCAATCGTTTCTTCAGGTGTCATGGTTGCAATTCTGTCGCTGTTGCGTTGATGGATGGAAGTAATGGATTCGGAGCGTCATCGAGCATATCAAAGAATGACGTGACGTTGTCGGCAGTCGGAAGCGTGAGAATATCTTGCGATGTCTTGCGGGCTTTCTCTGGCGTTGCATCGCTGCCGATTTGTTTGCGATACTTCTTTTTCAGGTCCGTTGCTTCGCTTTGAATCTTGCGAAACTCTGCCTCTTTTCCAGGCGTTATGTTTCCTTTGTCGTCCAGTAACTTTTCAAGTTGAGGCTTGTATAGCTTTTGAACATAGTCGTCATGGTCTGCGATGTCCATTTCAACAAGTGACCCAGTCTTGCCCTTGGTCTTATTTGCCCACGCCGTCCCAAGATCAGAGAAGGCATAAGGCACCGCGTTTTTGAGCGCGTCCAATTCTGCCGAAATGGCGATCATTTGCTTTCTGTCTGGATCTTTATCCATGTCATACTTGCCAACCTTTGCCTCCATTTCAAGTCTCTTTACTGCCGCTTGCTCCGCCGTGACGATGACGGGTTTTTTCGCTGCAAGGCGTAGCTCTGCCTGCTCTGCGTCTGAGAGATTCCATTTAAACTTGAAGTCGTCAACATTGCCACCGTTCACGATGAAGTCGGCAAACTCTGAGCGTTCACGGTTCTGATAATCACGATGGACGCCTTCCGCGTATGATTCAACGCTGGCCTTTTCCTGAGGCGTTAGCTCTGGAAACTTTCC